AAAAGAATGTAAAAAATACAAAAACAAAAAAGAATGTAAAAAATACAAAAACAAAAAAGAATGTAAAAAATACAAAAACAAAAAAGAATGTAAAAAATACAAAAACAAAAAAGAATGTAAAGAATGTAAAGAATGTAAAGAATGTTTTTTTTGGTTTACAAATATGCTAACATAGTGACGGCAATTTCATCATCCAATGGACAATATGTCGTAATATCAATGCTATGTTTTAATAAATAGAAGAATGGTTTTTTATAGTATTCGTCAACCCCAGATAATCGGTCTTGGACTAATTGCATATTCATACAGGATAAATGCACATTTTTTAAAGTTTTATTTAGTAAAACAAATAAATCGCTGTGCAACAATGAAAATATATAAGTCTTGTAATTATAGATAATATTATATGTATAAATACTGTATCCAAACCAATTATAGAAACATGCCGAATATTGTTCATTTTCTGTCTGATTTAATACTTCTTGAATCAATACCGGTATTTGGCTCTCAAATACGATTTCGTGTGGATTCGGTCGCATAAATTTGATGTAATTACATATCATACATTTCTTGGGGTCCATTTCCCATTTGCACATTTGTTTAACAATATATTTGGCGAATTTGGTAATAAATATTTGCGACCCTAAATAATTGAATAATACAATACTCATATGCGATTCTTGTCTGGAAATAGTTGCCCCGACTATGTGCTGATTTTTTGCTAATAATTCGGGTGAACTGAAGTCGTCTAGTGCGATAATAAGCGTTTTTTGCGGCACATCACGGTTTCTTAAAAACTGGGGAATTAATTGATAAGATGCATTTGTCGTATAATTGACCCGACTTATTTCTTGGGGATAATTGAATGATAACTGGGCTTCGTTGAATTTTCCGCCCAAGGATACATATAATGTATCAAAATTATGGGTTCGCCATAGTGATTGTATAATTTCATCAAATCCAGTAATTGAATCCGTCGTATGGACATTGGGATAAGATTGTCGGCATGAGGTTTCAGTTGTTGCGGTTGCGGTTGCGGTGGCGGTGGTTTCCATTTTGATTTGTTTTGATTTGCTTTACACTATTACTAAATATGTAATTCAATTTTACGATTATTTTACACAAATTTTACTACAAATCAATCAATGTATTTTTGATAAATGTCCAAATGTATAAACGACATAATAAATATAGAGTTTATCGGCTATAATATTCCAGTTTATTATGAAATTATTTCATACAATAATCAAAAAAGTAATTGAAAATGAATCCAGTTCAATTATACACGTCATTTTTGATATGTATATAAATAGAAAGAAATCACATATGAAATATGAATGGTTGCATTCCATGTTTGATAATATATTTATATTACCTGAATTACGAGAGCAAATATTCGGGTTATTTTCGCAAATGCAAAAGACATATTTCGCATTTTGTCGATTAAACAAAATTAATAAACATCGTAAATATCCTTTATATAATACGACCGATATTGTAATGAATCCTATCGCACAATATACCGATAACGTGATTGAGATTATTCAAAATAAAAAATTGTATTTATTTACTCGCCAAGATATTATAAATATTATGAATGCAGCATTAAGCAATTCCCCGTATTTTTTTTCTAATCCATTACCGATTAAAAATCCATACAATAACATGTTTTTCAAGAAATCAGATTTATACAATTTTTATTTTTTTATCAAAAACAGTCTGTATATTATGCCTGAATTAATTCATCTATTCTTTTTATCACATTTTGTCTTGGCTCATTTTCGCGATAATAATGAACCCGCAATACAAGATTATTATATTAGAAATTATATTGAAACAAGTCCACCCGCGATATTGGTATTGCCGATTTCATACATGTTTAATAGTCATAATATTCGCCGAATTAAAATTCATGCCGAATTCCCACAAGCAAAACTGATTGAAATTATGAAGCCTTATTTATTATTATTTTATCAAAGCAATTATTCGGTTGATTTACATAAACGGAAAATCGTATTTCGTATATTACATAATAAATTAATCAAGTTTTCGCGATTTAACCGCAACTTCGGCCGCAAATATATCCATTATGAACACAACTTGTATTCAAATAGTAGAATACCATGCATAACATTTAATGAAAACCATATATTATTTAATGCGAAAACTAATAATAATATAGATGAGTTTATGAATTCGCATATTGGAGATATCGTAGAAAATGACGATAATTCGGTAATATTATCTGAATCTGATTCCGAAATAGATTTGATGGAAAATTATGTGCCGATACGTCCTATAGTCAGACCAATTACCGAACCAAGTAATGATATTATCTTAGTTGATACTTTTTTATTCACTTTACTGAATCAATAAATAGATGTAAAATACTTTTACTATAGAATAAAAGTATTTGAATTATTTGATATGAATTACCAAGACTGGGAATCGAACCCAGATTATCACCGTGTAAAGGTGATGTACTAACCGCTATACTATCCAGGTACTATGTATTTTTTTTATTTTAGAATGAACAATTTATAAGTTTTATTTTAGAATGAACAATTTATAAGTTTTATTTTAGAATGAACAATTTATAAGTTTTATTTTAGAATGAACAATTTATAAGTTTTATTTTAGAATGAACAATTTATAAGTTTTATTTTAGAATGAACAATTTATGCAGTAGAAGTAGCAACAGGAGCCAAGGTGGTGTCCTTCTTCATGAAGTGGTTCTTCATGAATCTCTGGAGATTGAAGTAAGTCAGCTCGTCCTCGGTGGTGAGCTTGAGGAGCTGGGTGAGCTTAGCATCAGGGTTAATCTTGCGGCCATTGTCCTTATCTTGAAGGTTGTTGGCGCGGATATACTGGTTAATCTCCTTGCTGACTGACGTGCGGGCCATCTCGGTTCCAGATGCCTTTCCAAGGAACTGGGCAAGCTCCTCACTGATAAGAGTGGGCTTGACGAATCCAGAAGGCTGGCGGTTTCCAGAACGCTTGGTCTTCTTTGACGAAGACTTCTGTGCAGCCTTCACCTCACGCTGAATCTCCTTGGAGAGGACCTTGAACTCACTCTTTACCGTGGAGAAGATGCTGCTGAGTTGCTGGAGCTTGGCGTCAAACTCAGTCATCTTTACGGAAAGGGGGGAGACAGTTGAGGGCTCAACTACCTGGTCGGTAGGGGCAGAAACCGATACAGAGACCACGGGCGTCTCAGTATTTGACTCGGCCTTGGGCTTCTTAGTCTTCTTGGCGGAAGCAGTTGCAGATTGCTCAACAACGACGTTCTCAATAGGGGCAGCAGAAACTGCGGAAGTGATGGTGGTGGATTTAGTTGCGGACTTTGTTCTGACCATGTTGGGCTTATACACTATATATGGCTTCTTTTTTAAGTCGTTTAACGCATTTATATATTTATTGATTTTGTCTAAATATATTGACTTGATATATCTGGTCTATTCTAAATATTCGCCTAAAGTTTTTGAAATATTGTATAATAAATACGCACATTTGTATCTATTTTGTCTAAATATATTGACTGGAAAATGAATCATGGTTATTTGCATAAAATATGTAAGATTTTGCCTAAATATTAAAATGACGTTCAGCTTCCAAAAGTGTAGGACTGGACTCGGAATTAAATGGACTATTCTCAGCATTGTGTTGAAGATTATCTCTTTTTGTGAATTGACGGATTTGTTTGTTAATATTATCCCGTTGTTTACGTAATTTCTTTTTTTGTTTTTGTGTGCGTGCATGTGCTAACCTATTTTTGATGTTATTTAATTGTGGGGCAAAGAATTTTCTCATAGTATCACGGTTAATGCCTAAATCTAGATCATCCATATTAGCCTTTGTTAGATGTAACGAAGAGGGTGATAATGATGAAGAGGGCGATGATGAAGAAGAGGGCGATGATGAAGAAGATAACGAAGATAGTGATGATGAAGAAGAGGGCGATAAGGAGTAAGAAGATAACGAAGGTCTAGAAGAAGAAGAAGATAACGGAGAAGAAGAAGAAGAAGAAGAAGGAGAAGAAGGAGAAGAAGTTAGATGGCTGCCGCAACGACGGCATTTTTGAGTTCGTCTTAGTCTAGTCATTATTATATATTATAATGAGAAATTTATTGTATAACCATTATCGGTCATAAAATAAATTAGTAAATAAAATCAGTAAAGCGATTCATATAACCAATGCATTGCAGTTCGGGCCGGTATAGATACAACAGTTAATGCCGATAATAAATGAAATGCTCCTAAATTACGATGGTCAATATCAATCCCCATATAAATAATAGATTCCATCATTTTTAATGTGCCTTCTCGTAATTGTTCTATTGAAAGTTCTAAATAATTATTATTTGTAAAAATACCATTAAATGGGTCATATGGACATATATTTCGTTTAGTAATAAAAGTCATCTGCGAACGATACCGCCAAATCTCGTATAATTCTCTATAAAAATTGTAATACTTACGTCTATCCAAACTGAGAAACCATTCGCTATTCGTATAATGACCCAATTGGTCAATCTCCATGAATATACCTTGTATGCGCGTATTTATTGGCTGCAAGCGAATCTCATTTAATCTATTCAAATTGTCTATTTGAATACTACTCGGCATATCCTCTCCTAATAAATTGAATAAATTATTTGTATTAGAGTAAGTATTTAGCTGAATCGGCGGTCTAACTATATGGGGGGGTACGACTATTGGCGTTGGTTCAACTAGTGTAGTTGCGAGTTTGTCTTCTGGTAAATGGTCTGTTTTATATGTAAATTTTATGATACGTTCTAATTTTTTAATATTATTTACATTACGTGCATACAGTTTTTCTCTATTATATGGATTCAACATTTTACACGATTTTTTATTTAAAGTAATCAGCGAATTCAAATCAAATCCATAGGTAAAATTATTGTGGTCGGTATAACTATAAAACGTATTATTCGGGATTTCGCATAATGGTTCCATAGTATAAAAATCGGTATCATTCACACATATTGACCGGTTTCTTAATGCCGGACCTTGCATCTTTATAGTTAATCTTACCAAATATCCGCGCATGATTTTCTGTATTTTTATTAAGGTTAGTGATTTGGTAAAATGCACATTAATTCTCTCAATTAAAACCGGCTTTGTTCCTGTAACAAATAGCTTGTTTTGTTTAGCTATAGCTTTTAACTCGGCTAATTTGTATTTTTTTAAATTCAAATCCTTATTTGTGTAATCCTTTAATGTGAAAATATAGAGATTTAATTGACTCGCCGTTTTTTCAATTACTATATTTTCACTATTTTCGTCTATAATATTTTCTGGCCGCACATGTTTAGATAACATTTAGGGTTATATAATACAATAACTATATATTATTATTTTTATTATATTTATTATTTGGGTTTTACACCGTATTTGGTTTTTACACCATATTTGGTTTTTTACACCATATTTGGTTTTATTTCAGGCGAAAGGCCGAGGGCGACGCTCAAAAAGGACAACATGTCGTCGAGGTCTGGACTGCTGATTTTCTCGGGAACGTTATGTTCGTTGAGATTATATCTTTCAGTTTCTGGATTGGCTTGCTGTTGCAGCGTTAGCTGGGTTCGGATCGCCTGCTGCAAGTCGGCGAGAGACGCGGGCGAGGCGTGGTGCATCGGGCAGGTTTTATTATTATAATTTTATAATTGTCTCCAAAAATGCAGCGAAAATACCTACATTTTTGGAAAAACAATTTTAATTGTTTGTAAAATTGATTTAAAGATAAACCTATATAATTACTCATATAAGTCGCTCATTATTATTACTACTACAACTACAACAATGTCTTCCGCATCTAAACCAATTGTTCTGTCTATGGCCGAGTGGGAGCCATCTGCTATTAAGTATATGCCCCCCAAGACCAATGATAAGGGAGGCAAGTCTATTAATATTATCAGTAAACAGTCCAATCGTGGGCTGCATATCTCGACGCCACTCATGATGACGTGGGGTATTTCCGACTTTGTGGATGAAAAGGGCGAGTCCGATGGTAAGTATAGTATGTCTTTGAATTTCCCGAATGAAGAGTATCGCAATGCAGGCACAGATGCATTCTTGGTTAAGCTCAAGATGTTTGAGAATCAGGTTTTGGATGATGCCGTTCGCAACTCGGAACTGTGGTGGGGCGAAGAGATGTCTAAAGAGTTGTGTAAGCATACATTCTTCTCTTTCTTGAAGTATAGCAAGAACAAGGATACGAAGAAGGTTGACTTATCTAAGCCACCTTCTATCCGGGCCAAGGTGCCGTTTTACAATGGTCGCTGGGCCGTAGAGTTATACGATACTAAGAGCACGTTGATTTTCCCTTGCGATAACGAGAACTTGACGCCTTTGGACTTTGTTCCCAAGTTGTCTAATGTCGCTTGTGTTATCCAGTGTGGCGGCATCTGGATTGGAGGCAAGGGATGGGGGCTTACCTGGAAGCTAGTCCAGTGCGTAGTCAAGCCACGCGAGGTTGTGTCTGTCTACGGCCGGTGCCACATCCAACTCTCTCCAGATGAGTGTGATGCGATGGACAAGCAGGAGATTCGCGACGAGGATGAGACCGAGGTGCATCCGGTCCCTGTGCTAGCTCCCCCTACTCTTCGCCGTTCGGATTCTATTGAGTCGGCATTTTCAGTTCAAGCTACTAAGCCGGTTATTGTTGCAGCTGCTGCAGCAGCATCTACTACAACCGTAGAGGACAGTGACGATGAACAAGAGCCTGAGCTTGAGCCAGAGCAACCAGTTGCCGCAGTAGTCGCTCAAGCAATTGTGAAGAAGATTGTGAAGAAGGCACCTACGCCAGAAGCAGTTGTTGCATCACCCGCACAAGCCGACGAGCCAGAGGCAAAGAAGAAGGTGGTCATGAAGAAGAAGGTTGTTGCTGCAGCCGTTTAAAATCAAACATAAAAATCATTCAAACATAAAAATCATTCAAACATAAAAATCATTCAAACATAAAAATCATTCAAACATAAAAATCATTCAAACATAAAAATCAATCAAAAATCGTGTATAATATTGTATTTTTTCTTTTGATAATAAATATTCAAATACTTATTACTTACTCCACAGTCACCACTTTCGCTAAATTCCGCGGAAAATCGGGATTATATTCTCGGCTCAACGCCAAATAATAACTCAATAATTGTATTATACTATTCGCTAATAATGAGCCATATGTTTTATTCTTGTCTATTTCTATTATAGAAACATTCATGATATTTTGGTTTTCTATTTTATAGTCTACAATACGAATTATGTATGCACCTCTCGCCAAGATTTCCTGAAATGCATTCTGTGTTTTATCGCGGGTTTCTTCATCTAAATCCAATAATATAATCGGCGTTCCGGGTTCAATTAGTGCAAACGGACCGTGTTTTAAGGCCGATGTTGAATACCCCTCTGCATGAATATACGCAACTTCTTTGATTTTTAATGCACCTTCTAATGCAACCGAATAACTTGACCCTTTTCCCAAGATAAATGCCGAATTTAATGAAAATCTTGGGATTATATCATTATATAATTCAGATAATGGACTCATCAAAGTTTGGTTCGTCTCTGCATGGTCCATAATTTTATCCATTTGTATCGGCAAATTCCGCATATCGGCAATGATTTTACGGCGTTTTTCCAAGCATGTCCCCCGATTCTGCGAAAACCATACCGCTATCATTGATAAAATTATACATTGATTCGTAAATGACTTGGTAGATGCTACCGCCACCTCTCGCCCCGCATTCAAATATACACCACAATTCGTCTCTCTCGCTATGAGCGAATCCACCACATTCACGACACCAATAGTTATCAAATCGTATTCTTTCGCAATATTTATACAACGATGCAAATCTTTGGTCTCCCCCGATTGCGATAATAATATCAACCCTGTTTTACCTTTCTTGGGAATATCCTTCATTTGGAAATCGGCACCATCGTAAATCGCAATAGTATCAAATATATCCAATGATTTGAATATATCCATAGACCACTGTCCAGCATTGAAAGACGTCCCACATCCCAAGATTATCAAATGATTCAATGCGATTAATTGGTCTTTATATATATCTAAACCACCCAATTTCACCGATACATTACTCTCTATTCGCCCACCATTATTCATCGCGCGAATAATACTCGCAGGTTGTTCGGCGATTTCTTTCATCATCCAATGTTTGTATCCAGTCGGCCGAGTTTCCACCAAGATTTCGGCTTTATTATTGATAGTATAATGGCGTATATCTTTATTGTATTTGATTTCACCACCTTCATTCGTGATTTCTATTAAATCGTGGTTATCTAATACAATGTATTTTTTTATATAATTTCCAAATGCTAAATGCTCCGATGCGACCATAATATAATCGTTTTCTATACCTAACAAGAGTGGCGACCCATTGCGGGTTATCCACATTTTATTGGGGAATTCTTGGTGAATTATAACTAAAGCCCATGTTCCCGATAATCGTTGGACTGTTTTCTGTATCGCCTCATTCATTGTTGCATTTTCGTCTAAATATCGGCCTATTAATACGGCAATGACCTCACTATCAGTTTGCGAATGTAATATATATCCTAAATCTTGGACATCTGACTTCAATTCATAATAATTCTCTATAATACCATTGTGAACAAGGGCTATACGACCTACATTATCTTGGTGGGGATGAGCATTGTTATCGGTTTTCCCACCATGTGTCGCCCAACGTGTGTGACCGATTCCTATATTGGATTGAGGGTCTTCTTTTATTAATAAGGTTTCTAATTTTTCTAATGAATTATGTGTGTTTGTAGATGCAAATTTGATAGTTTTGATTTTATTGCCTGATTCTATATAAGATATTCCTGCTGAATCATATCCACGATTTTGCAAGAGTTTTAAACCGAGCAAAATATATTCTTTACATGTTTTATTATAATACCCATTTTCATTCATTGTTTTCCCAAGAAATCCCACAATTCCACACATGGTTTTTGATGTGTATATTATAGATATACATCAAAATTGTAATTGGTTTTATTCATTCTTTACATTCATTCTTTACATTCATTCTTTACCAAGATATGCAACAAAATATCCCCCCGATTTTTCACATTATAAATATCTAAGGTATTGATTCGTGAAATGCCTTGCCCAGCAAAAACAATCGTTTGTTTTTCGCCGGTTATTTTCAACTGGTCAGGTTTGAATGCAAAGGACCTACTTATATTTTTATTATCTGTCCCTTTATCCAAATTTACCAAGATTTCAACTTTTCCCCATATTTCCCCAATATTATATTCTAATAACACATGCACATTATTTTGCGTATCAATCGTAATATTATCAGGCAAAATCGGCACGCACTGCACATACAAATCCGACCCCGATACATCATACACTAATTCGTCCATCCACAAAGGCACATAATAGGTGTGACCAAAATGCGTCAATTTATACAAACTATCGGCAAGCATATCTTCCAAGAATGTGTATAATATTACTCGCTCATCGTTATGCGTTGATACTTGTATAATATCACGTATATTCTGCAAAAAGGAATCGGAAAAATGAAAGACTTCTTGGTGCATTTCCAAGATTTTGTATATTTTTATCAGAATAGAACGGTCAAGTTTTCCCAAGATTTTTAACACATTTACTTCACATCGGCAAGTCAAATTCTGTATAATAATATAAAATATGCGGCTTTGGGTTTCGTCAAATACTTCTTTTCCTATCACGTTTTTCAAAAATGAATACAGAATGCCGATATAACCGCGGTTTGCCGGTTCTTTATTATTTTCTTGTTCGGAATCATCATCTGCATCATTTTTATTAGTGTCGAACCAAGATTTTGTTTGATTGATATAATGATTTGTAATATATTCATGGGCTTCATTCAATTCTTGGAAAATATGTGATGCATCTGGCGAATTATTTTTATCGGGATGATATTTCAACGCTTTTCGGTGATATTGTCGTTTTATTATTTCTATCGTAATATCTTGGTCTATTGGTATTTCCAAGATATTACATGCCTTTGTCCAATTCATTTTACACCTTTGGACATTTAAAATGGGACAACTTTAAGTGGTTTCAATGTGAATAAATTACAATAAATATACATAAAATTATTTACGATGTCTAGTTATTTTTTTTTGTTTTTCGTTTATGTGTATTATTTCCGCCTAATGGCGGTTGGGGCGGTAATGGCGGTTGGGGGCGAAAAAAAACAGGTATCGTCTTTCCATTTACCATGATATTTTTTTAAATAATATATCCATAAATCTGCAATATAAAATATAAGAAAATACTCTCTAGATGATATATTGGCCTATAATTATTATTATAATATTTCAAAAAAGAGAAAATCTTGGTAGTCATTGCCGAAATGGCTTCCTTAGATAGCGATTTCGTCTTGATAAAATTCGTCAATATATACCATAAACAATCCCCTATATCTAAATTATATATCAAAATATCATACAAAACATCGCGAAATGTAGTCATCACTATCTTATCGTGATTCTCCATTTCTTGGATTATATTATCGCAAATTATATTAAAAACATCCTTCGGCAAATTTGACGAATCAGTTAATAACGACAATGACCGGATTTCCTTCGTATTCAATATATGTTCCGGTGCGACATGGTCCATTATTTCAAATACTTCTTCCCCACTTTTTTCCCCATTTTCATAGGTTTCATTAGTCACACGTTTCTTCCCAAACTGATTAAACAAAAATGCATATTGTTCTTTACTCGGCCGCTGCACCGAAATAATCTCGCTATTATTCAATATATTATTCGGGATAAACCCCACATGTTCGGTTATCAAAATGAACTTTATCTGGATATTGGTTTGCTTATGATTATATTGCTGAATATAACTATAAAATATTTCCAATAATTCGGTATGTATTGCGTGGAAATTCTTACATACAATAATACCCGTCTTATCCGGCTTTACCGATACTATATCCACAATCTGTGAAAAGATATCGTGCCACAATATCTTGGAATTACATCCCAATAGCGACATATCCACCTCGTAATGGATATCACTTATATGATATATATATGTATGCTTATCCGTCTGCACCGTGATTTTCTTGTCGTATTTCAACTCACTCATACTATATCGCTTCAACATAGTAAGAACTTGGGAATACTTACCGGACCCAGATGGACCATAAAATATTAGATTACTTAATTTTGCGAGAGTTTTCGGCAATTGTTTATATACGGGAATCAATTCGGGATGGAGATTGTGCTTTTCCACTGCATCGCAATATTCGCCAAAATGGGATTCGTAAAATTTAATCATAGCTTTTTGTATATTAGACTACTAATTATTGAACATAGTTATTATATGGTTTTTGGACGAATTTATTCATATGTATATTACAATGTTATGCTTATTGTGATAGCGGCGGGTCTATTATAGACCCCGTTTTTGACCACATTTGGTGAGTTAACACTACACTAGCCGATGATAATAATATTATTACTGAACCAAATAAATATAGTAATAGTTGGGTTATGGTTGTGGTTGATTTATCGGGTGATGTTGTTAGTTTTGCGACGTTATTATCAAGATTTTTAAAAATTAAATTAAAAAACTTATAATTCGCATATAACAAGTATTGTGCCCATAATAATACAGTAGTTGTTATCGCTATGCATTTAAAATCATCTTTTTTAGATACCAACTCAAGTTGATTTTTATGAAAGAAGAAATTAAGCCCGTCTTTTGCTGGTACTCCTGTCTTTGTATATATAGCGTTTAGACTCACAAATGTTATAATTAATAATAACAATGATACGAATAATAGAATTAATCCGCCAAAGATTGGCCAAGATAATGGGATTGATAGCCAAGATAATGGGATTGATAACCATTTGAATGGTTTCAATGAGGCAGGAGCAGGTTTAATCGCAGATATTCGCTGTATCATAATTACCGACATGATTATATGCAATGCGAAAAAAAGACTGAATCCAATTACCTCCAAGTTTGGATGATATAAACTCGCAAAACATATCGTATATAATACAAACATTAGTATATTCGTCACAAATGGTAATTCTGCGGCTTCAACCTCTGTTATATTCTTTTCTGATTTTATTGCCGACATTTTACTTTATTTTATACTATACGACGATATTATTGGACTAGAGCCAACAATTCTTGGACGTTACATGTTAAACTATCCCCCTTGAACTTTTTTAATGGAATAAACCGGGGGGCTTTCATCGTCGGTGTCTTATAATATATATAATTGCCGAATTTACCTCTTCTAATACTTATATCAGGATTAATGACCCTTAGAATATGTATATTGGCTTTATGTTGAGTCATTTCTTGGTCTTTTCCCAAGATATCTTTATTACTATTCAAATCTTTGGTCGTATCTTTGGTCGTATCTTTGGTCGTATCTTGGGAAATCGTAGAACATTGTTTGATATTACCACCAGAATTTATAAATGATATTATATCGGCCAATGTTACCTGGTCTAATGGTATCCCTATATCCTGAATATTCCTTTTTTTTTCCCCCCATTCCACATATGGACCATATGGACCGACCTTTAAAACCATTTCTTGGTCTTCATATTTCCCAAGATTGGGATTTTTAAATTCTAATAATTCATTTATTGTATATTTACCCTGCTTCAATTTATCTAAATCTATTTGCACTGATTTTTTCACGGGTAAATATTCTATATCTCCATTTCCCAAGATATGTTTAATTGATACCCCATATTGATGAAATGTGACGAAATGTGCATCATCTAACTGATATATTTGTTTTGCGATGTTTTCCACCGGCTTGGTCAATTCTTTGATTTCTTGGTTCACTCGTTCGCAAATATTCCACCATGTCTTGGCTACTTCGGCCGATTCGGCTATCTTGTCTAAATCTTCTTCCATATTCTTGGTATAATCATACGAAAATAGCGGACTGAAATGCTGCATCAAGAACTCTATACATAGAATTCCGGTGGGTTGGATTATCAATTTGTTCTTTTCTTGGCCAAATTGTCTTTTGATAATAGTCTTGATTAGTCCTTGTTCAGTCCCTTGCCCCAAGATTTTGTTTAATTTATATTCCGTGCATTCATGCTCTATTCCGGGAATATCCGCGATTTTTACATATCCACGTTCTATAATCGTATCTACCAATGTCGCAAATGTAGATGGTCGGCCTATCCCCAATTCTTCCAATTTATTAATGAGTCCCGCCTCGGTATAGTGCTGATGATGTTTATGTATGATGACTACACAGTCTATCTGGTTATAGGGTATGACGGTTTTACCTTGACTAATCATTAATTGTATCTGCATCAATAATGCCGACCCTTGGTCGGCATCGGTCGTCTTTTCAATTACTCTTTTCCATCCTAAAAATACAGGGATTTCCAAGATATGTTGATATTGATGTTCTTGGGGTGCTGTAATGGCGACTTTATATACATCGTATTGAGCCGGGGGCATACAACTCTCCACCGTATTTCGCCATATCATCTTATACAAGGCATTCAATTTGGGGTCTTCTTTTGTTTCAGTATTTATTGAAGAACTTGAAACTTCTTTTACCAAGATATTCGTTATACGAATGGCTTCATGTGGTTTATTGATATCATTATTTATAACACGTTTTCCCAAGATTTCTTCCGATTCCACATATTTGTCGCCATATTCTGCTATAATATATTTTTGGGCAGAGGCTACAAACTCGGTGGAATATTTGGTATTTTCGGTTCGCATATAAGTTATATATCCTTCTTGGTATAATCTCTGGGCATATTGCATTGTTTGCTTTGGAGAAAGATGCAGCGAATTACTGGCGGACTGTAATAGAGCCGATGTATTGTATGGCTTTGGTCCCGATTTCATACTCGTTTTCTTTTCTCCGATTGAGAGACGGTGTTCAAAATTCGGCGATTTTCCCAAGAATTCCTCTATATCTTGTCCAGTTGTATATTCATAGTCTAAATCAAACCGGATGGTTTGATTGAAGAATTGGGCAGTGGTTTTGTAGCCAATATCTTGGCTTTCTTTACTATTTTCTTTCATAGACCAATTATCATATACTAATCTTAGGGCCGGGGTTTGACACCTACCTGCCGACAAACTATTTGATTTGGCGTGATATATATATTTCCATAATAGGGGCGATATTTTAAACCCTATAATTAAATCCAAGATTTGTCGGGCGTGTTGGGCTTTTACCAAGAGTTGGTCTATCTTGGATGGATTTTGTATCGCATGCAATATCGCCGGCTTGGTAATTTCGTGGAAAACGATTCTTTGCGTTGTATTTATATCCAAGTCAAAGACACACGCAATATTATGAGCGATTCCTGAACCTTCCCGGTCATCATCTGTCGCCAAGATAATATTTTGTTTGGGATATTGGTCTATTATTGATTTCATCCAAGAAACATGGTCTTTTTTATCCTTGCATATTTGAAAGGTTGGTTCATAATTATTTTTTACATTGAATGATTTTATACCATTTAATTCGCAGATATGACCCTTACTTGCTATGACTTGGAACTCACGTCCTAAAAATTGTTCTATCTTGGAACATTTTGACGGACTTTCCACTATAACCAAGAATTGTGAAGATTCCGGTTTTTTACTTGATAATTCTTTAATGTATTTTTTACTGGATGATTTGTATTTTGGCGGCATGATATTATATATTATATGGGCTTGCGTTTAGTTTGTTTTGCGATAAAATATTACCAAAACAAGAAAACAAATCCGAAAAAATTGATACAAGAAAAGAACATAAATCCAAGATACAATCTAATATAGACCCCCCAATAAACATGTCCCATCAAGAATTCCGTATAATGATTCATGACCGAAATTACAATGATTGGACCTTTCAAAATGCCGAAACCAATGACGAAATCAATTTAGACGTAGTAGAACCCGATACCATCCAATACCAATTATCCAAAATAAATCCCCAAGAATACAAATTAATGACCAAAGACGTTTTCGTATTCATAGGTCCCAATACTATTCACATCATTTATTCGCCCGCGAATTTGTCTACCGGTTTAGCCGGAGTCTTATTACTAGAAAATAACAAAACTTTTGGCCGCACCGAAAACAAAAAGCGGCTATTATATAAATGTATTCCTGACGACAAACATTTACCTGCATTCCTGGTCCCATATGATATTAAAATCGCATTTACCAAGATTTACAAAAATAAATATGTAGTATTCAAATGCGACCAATGGACCGGAAAACATCCGCAAGGTCTCATCGTGGAAACCATCGGCCAAGTAGACCAATTAGATGCCTTTTATGAATATCAATTATATAGCAAAAGTCTGCATATATCCCTAACTGATATGACGAATAAAACCCGCGAAACATTGAACCACAAATCAGCCGACGAATATACCGAACAAATATTGCGAAATCCGCGGTTCACCATCTTGGACCGCCGGTCAGAATACGTTTTCACAATTGACCCACCAAACAGCACCGATTTTGACGATGGATTTAGTATTACACCTATTGACGAAACATCGCACAAAATCACCATTTATATAGCCAATGTCTACTTTTGGTTGGAAATCATGGGATTATGGTCGTCATTCAGCAAACGCGTCGCCACGATTTATTTGCCTGATAAACGCCGTCCCATGTTACCCACCATTCTATCCGATACACTATGTAGTTTATTAACCGGCCATGACCGATTCGCATTTGCCCTAGAAATTATAGTTGATAATGCAGGTAATATATTGACTGAACCTATATACAATAATGTGATTATATCAGTCAATCGGAATTATCATTATGAAGACCCCAAGATGATATCCAAAGATACACATTATCAAACTTTACTTGAAATTACCAAGAAAATGGATAGTTCCGTGAATAATAGCCACGATTTGGTCGCACATTGGATGGTCCAAATGAACCGATATTGTGCCGAATATATGGTCGCGAATAAAATGGGGATTTTCCGAGCGACTTCTATATACAATCAAACGCCCGGGTCTATCGGTCCTGTATCCGAATTCGCCGGTTTAGCCGAAGATTCTCAACGCATTATTCGGCTATGGAATAATTCATCGGGTCAATATCTCGCCTATTCCGAAGATAGTTCTATATTGGTCCATGCAGTCATGAATGCGAAATCATATATACATATCACCAGTCCTATTCGTCGCTTAGTCGATTTGTTGAATCAAATGGCGATGATGCAAAATCTGGGACTGATAACATATATGAGTGCCGATGCTATCGCCTTTTCGGCGAAATGGATGAGCGAATTGAATTATTTGAACACGGCAATGCGATCTATACGCAAAATCCAAAATGAATGTAATATATTATGCCGTTGTTTTCAAATGCCCGATATTATGGACAGAGTGCATACTGGGGTCGTGTTTGATAAAATGGCGACGAATATCGGCAAAATCGTATACATGGTATATTTAGAAGATTTGAAACTATTGGCGAAAATCACCGTAGATTGCGATATCCCGAATTATAGCAAACATTTATTCAAGATTTTCCTATTTGAAGATGAACATAATACCAAGAAAAAAATTCGTCTACAAATGGTTGAAGTGTAATTTTATTGTAAAATATATTAGGTAAAAAGAACATAAAGATTATTATCTATATATAATGTATAATATGCGTTTTTTACTTATGGCCTCATTTATGTCTGCACTATTATTTAGCACGTCCATGTTCGCTCAGGCCAAGTTGATTGACCGGTTTGAACAGTGGGTCAGTGATTTCAAGGTGAAGTTTGATAACGACCATCATTCTTTTGCCGTATATCAAAAATGGTCGGCAAATAACCAGTTTATTGAAGAGTCTAATGCCCAGAATCGCTCATTTACTTTGGGCCATAACCAATTTTCGGGAATGGATACTGCCGAATTTCGCACATTTTTGTGGAATAGCAACGGGGGATTTGACTATGAATTTGAAAAGTTTTCGGCGGAACTCGCAAACCGGGATTATTTGGAGGTTCCATCGGCGAACTTGCGACAAGTCGCCGCACCTGCATCGGTGAACTGGGTTACAGCAGGTGGTGTGACGCCAGTAAAGGACCAGGGACAATGCGGGTCGTGTTGGTCATTTTCTACGACGGGTGCTCTGGAGGGGGCTTATTTCGTCAAGAATGGAAAACTACAATCATTCTCCGAACAACAGTTGGTGGATTGCGATAACCGCAAGAATGGGGGCAAAGATATGGGATGCAATGGCGGACTCATGGACAATGCCTTTTCGTGGATTTCCAAGAATGGAGGTCTTTGCACCGAGGCCGCATATCCTTATGTTTCGGGAGTGACTGAGACGGAAGGTGCTTGTGCGACAACTTGTACCAATGTCGCAGGAAGCAAAGTCGCGAGTTTCGTGGATGTAAATGCGAATTCGGACTCGGCGATGATGACTGCATTAGCCAAACAAACCGTTGCTATTGCGATTGAGGCGGACCAACGCGAGTTCCAATTATACAGTTCTGGTGTATTCACTGGTGCATGCGGAAATACGTTGGACCATGGCGTTCTAGCTGTAGGATATGGTGCATTAAATGGTATTGATTATTACCAGGTTAAGAACTCGTGGGGCACTTCTTGGGGTGCTAATGGATATATCTTGTTGGGACGAGGCAATGACCCAGCAACAGGTAAGCCATACAATGCAGGTGGGGGACAATGCGGAATTTTAATGGAGGCTAGCTATCCTACTCTATAGAATCTGTATAACTTATACAACATAATATATTTTTTGTAAATAATATAAAAAATATGTTCAAATACTTTATATTATTATGTCTGACGAAAACTTGATTGATTTAGTTGATAATATAACGGCGGTTCCTTCATTATATAATGACCTGTTGCAAATGGAAGATGGACGTATATTATCAGATGACGACCCATTATTAATCAAACCGTTCAAATCGGAGTCATTTGAAGCGTCTTTTGCGGAAGACGGCAAAGATGGATTTGATGACCAATTTCTACCATTGCGTGAAAGTCCTATATATGATTTTGAAGAGTCCAGATTTCAAGCATATATCGCCCAGGAATTAGAGCCCGACCAAGAACCTACCGTAGAATTGGAACAAAAATCTGCAGTAGAATTGGACCAAGAACCTACCGTAGAATTGAAACCAGATATTGTTATAGAGTCCGACCAAGAACTTACAGTAGAATTGGACCAAGATGTTGTTATAGAGCCCGACCAAGAACCTACCGTAGAATTGGAACAAAAATCTGCAGTAGAATTGGACCAAGAACCTACCGTAGAATTGGAACAAGAACATGCAGTAGAATTGGACCACGAACCTGCCGTAGAATTGGAACCAGATATTGTTATAGAGTCTGACCAAGAACCTGCCGTAGAATTGGAACCAGATATTGTTATAGAGTTTGACCAAGAACCTACCGTAGAATTGGAACAAGAACATGCAGTAGAATTGGACCAAGAACCTACCGTAGAATTGGAACAAGAACCTACCATAGAATTGGACCAAGAACCTACCATAGAATTGGACCAAGAACTTACATTAGAATTGGAACAAGAACATGCAGTAGAATTAAACCAAGAACCTACCGTAGAATTGGACCAAGAACCTACCGTAGAATTGGAACAAGAACCTACCATAGAATTGGAACAAGAACATGCAGTAGAATTGGACCAAGAACTTACATTAGAATTGGAACAAGAACATGCAGTAGAATTGGAACAAGAACATGCAGTAGAATTGGACCAAGAACCTACCGTAGAATTGGAACAAGAACATGCAGTAGAATTGGAACAAGAACATGCAGTAGAATTGGACCAAGAACCTACCGTAGAATTGGAACAAGAACATGCAGTAGAATTGGACCAAGAACTTACATTAGAATTGAAACCAGATATTGTTATAGAGTCGGTCCAAGAACCTGTTCAAAAGTCGGTCCAAGAACCTGTTCAAAAGTCGGTCCAAGAACCTGTTCAAAACCCTGTTATAAAGTCTGGCCAAAATAAGTCCCAAGAAGCAACCGAACCATTAGTTTTGAATGATAATATTCAAAAAAAAGAATTAACTCAATCATTACTTGATAATAAACAAACAGTAAACGTAGAATGTAATTATTGTATTATTACATAAATAATATAACGTAATATAATGAACTCAATATAATGACTATATGTCTAAAAATGCATCATAATTTTCTTCTAGTTCATTTGCACTAGCATTTGCACTAGACCCCCCACCGATTTTACTAACCGAAGAATTAGATTCAAATAATACATCATCAGTTTGATTATATGATATATTATTTTCACTGCAACCATACAATTCTTGAAATTCGGAATGATGATGGGGGTCATAAATATGCAATAAATCGGCAATTTTAAACTTGGGTGCTTCCCAATCGCGTAGCCCGACAAGAACATATGACCCTATAATTAGTGTATTTGTTCTCTTAAACTGTTCTCTAAACTTACCTCTAATTTCGCACCGCATAGATTGTTCAGCCGTAATAGTAACTTCACATTGATTCCCACCAAAGATTTTAGATACTATAGCGTATTTTTCATATATACCATCTCCTTGTCTGAAATTCTTACCAAATGATTTATTAGATGTCGCATTTTTACGTGCATAAGACTTGTGTTTTCCACCCTCAACGTTCTTGACCATTTTAAATTAGTATTTATAATAAAAGGTTATATTTCAAACCAATAATATAATAATAATCAGATTCAATTTTACAAAACAAAGGAGTAGTAAAACAGACCGATATAAAATTACCAAATAAATTTCCGGTATCAACAAAGGATTTTTTCAGTAGTAGTCCATCGGTAGGATTTGAGTATGTTGAGACGAATCCGCAGCATAAATGGTCATATGAGATTTTAAGCAGAAATAATCAATCAATCTGTATGGATAAATACGTGACTGACCGAATGATATATATACGGGGAATGTTAAACCAGGCAGAAGGATTAATGAAGGTAGCGTGGAGTCCAAAACGAATCGCCTATATATTATCATTAGATATGGACCCGTATGATTTATAACCGGATAAACGGATAATGTGAATAAAAAAATGTAAAAGTCTATACCAAATATATAAAAGTCTATACCAAATATATAAAAGTCTATACCAAATATATAAAAGTCTATACCAAATATATAAAAGTCTATTTTTTTTATTACAAAAGAGTGACTGAATTCGTCATAGGATTAAAGGTGCCGATGTGGTCTTGTGTGTCTGGCGAGTAAATACGATTGTTGTTTTCGTCAAGAAGATAATGAATTTGGTTGATGTAAAGGTCACGTGCGACAATGTCTTCCTCTTCATCTTCCTCTTCCTCTTCCTCTTCCTCTTCCTGTGCAACCAACACCACAGTAACCGGTTCAGGTGCCGATATTACCTCTTTCTTACTTGCCTTGACCTTGGACTCTGCCTTTGCCTTTGCCTTTGCCTTGGCCTTGGCCTTGGCCTTGGGCTCTGTCTCAGTCTCAATCTTGGTCTCAGTCTCAGTCTCAATCTTGGACTCTGTCTCAGTATCAATCTTGGACTCTGTCTCAGTCTCAATCTTGGACTCTGTCTTGGCCTTGGGCTTGGGCTTGGCCTTGGTCTTGGGCTTGGGCTTGGTAGCAGTCACCGTCTCAGTCTCAATAGCAGTCACAGTCTCAGTCTCAATAGCAGTCACAGTCACTGTCTCAGTCTCAGTCACAGTCGGCTTGACTTTAGCTTCCGCCTTTTTTCGTGGCTTTTTCTCAGAAAGCTTGACTGGTTCCACAAGTAATGGCGTATTTGTGATAGGCTCAATCACATCCGAAGTATCCAAAGTCGATGTATTCGCCGCCTTGACTAGATTAGCAATAAAATCAGTGTGCGAATCAACCACCACAGCATTTGTCTTAGCCTTTCGCCCCCGCTTTGCCGCCGTTACAGTCACCAAGCCAGTGTTAGCATGAATCAAATCCAATTCCCCCTCAATCGCAACATCAGTAGTTGCCGCCGCCGCCGCCGCCGACGTCTTCTTGACGCGTGGTGCACGCGGCTTGGAAATTTTGACTGGTTTGTTTACTGATTTGTGAAAAGTCGCAATGTTGCGACGCATCGTCTTCCTCGTATCAGATAACTGCTCTTCAAATCCCGAAAACTTGGTAATCTGCTCTTCAAGAGCGTAATACAGTCCCAGTTGTGCATATGCCGCCAAAACTCCCTCCTCGTCTAGCACGCCACTATCCTTTAAAGTCTGAATAAACCAAAATCCCATAATCATTGATTTCTCAAACCTGGCTCCAAGCATAGGCTTACGCTTTACCGCGGGTTGTTCAATCATAATAATGTTATTTGAGTCAGTATTGATAATATCCGTCATTGTAGCTTGAATTAGTTGAATTAGTTGAATTAGTTAATAATATAGTCTCGAAAGAATACATTTACTTTATTCCAAAAAAAGTAGTTCAATTTTATGAAAATTATATCCACCAAATATATAATATATGATTATTGATTCATATATTATAATCCAATACACACGATAATCATAGAACTAACTATTTGGACCGATTTTAACCCATGAATAGTTGGCGTGGGTCATATGTCGGTATGTGACTCATTTGTCGGTATGTGACTCATTTGTCGACTCATTGAAAATGGTCACTGCATGCAGCCAATTATAATATATTATATCACAATACACAATACACAATACACAATACACAATACACAATACACAATACACAATACACAATACACAATACACAATACACAATACAAATCTTGGGAAACTGGTGTTTTCAAATTGAATTTGTCCCAAGAAATAGAACCAATGAATATTTACCTAAAATCGTCCCTAAATAACCATCCAGATAGTTGTATAATACAAACTA